GTCGCATCGACCTCGCCAAACTCGGCGTCGGCGATGGGGTGAAGGTCGTCAAGGATGCCTGTGGTAATCGTCCAGGCATCCTCCAAATCGACATCGGCGTCCACCGGCTGCGGGCATGGCGAGCACCATGCGACTCCCGGCGTGCCTTCCGGCCCGCAGGTTGTGGTCGGCGACCGTACCCACCACTGGTACTTGGTCGCCAGAGGATCGTTTGGCATCACGTCCTCTATCCCGCTGGCGTTGTGCTCGGCGTACACGACATCCGTGCGCTTCTGGAGAGCCGCCAGGGCGAGATCCCCTTGACCATTCGGAACGCGCCAATGTTCGACCTTCGCCCCGGCGACGTCCAGGCGCTCGATCTCTGTTGCGTTCAGCGCCAGCATCGCTTGAGCACGCGCGTTGACCGGGCCGAACTTGACAAGGATCTCGTTCTCGATGGGGCCGGGGGAAGGCGTGTTCCGGCAGTCAGGCGGCGATCCGGCGATGACTGTGAAAGACAACGAAAGCAACGCGACCAGCAGATGGGTTCTCACCTTTTGTGCCCCCTATTCGGCCTCAGAAGAAGTCGTACATGCGCGGGCGCGCGTTCGGGCTGACGAAGTCCCAGAACCGGCTCTTGGATTCCTCGATGTTCTGGAAGCGCAGGTGCTCGTCGCCCATGTTCTCGTCGTCGCGCTGCATGTCGCCGTAAGCCTTGTCGTAGAGTCCCTGCCAGTAGTTGGCCAGGTCGAGTCGGTCGTTCAGAGCCCCGAACCTGGACAGGGCGCCGTAATACGGGACCACCTGGTAGGCGCGCGGCATGTCCAGGAGATCGGAGTCACCGGAGGGCTTCGCTACGTGCTTGAAGTACCTGATTTTTATCTGGTAGACGGCGTCTGGTGTCGGGAACAACTCGACGGTCCCGTCGCGGAAGGTGTTCTGGACGATGAACATGTACGGGTAGCCGGAAATGCCGGTCTGAGCCTGAAAGGAAATGTCGAACTCCTCCCGGCGCAGGGGCGACAGCGTGTAGTCGATCGCGTCGGTCTTGCGGGCGTTGTAGGTCTTCCAGAAATCAGACGGCAGGGCGATCGTCTTCACGCCGGCCACGGTGGGGATGTTGGCGCTCTCCACCAGGTTAAAAATCCAAACCTGGCGCATGTTGAGCTCGTCGATGATCCCGCGGATTGCCCTACCAGCAAGCTCCACCTTCGGCGGATCCTGGTCGAGCCCGTAATACGCACAGACATCATTCTTCATCTGCCCGAAGGTGAAGTCCCCGGAGGCATCGAAAACACCGGAGGAGCCGCTGACTACGACAATGTTGCTGATCGCAATCTCCTCTCTTTGAAACGCCTCTGCTTCTCCCTGCCGCAAGCCCTGCAGAATCGCCTACCACCGCTCCTGCGGAGGTTGGCGCCCGACAACTCATGACCAGCCGGACAGTGTGTAACGCTGGCATTTCTGGCAGCGAGCGTCGAGCCGCGCAGCGTATTCGTTCTAGGCGTGACCGGCTCGAGGTGACTCGGGTTGATGCACGTCGTATTTCGACAAAGATGGTCAAGTTGGAGGCCAGCTGGCACCTTGCCGTAGCACTGTTCCCAAAAAACGCGGTGGGCCTTTTTGCCCTTTCCCCAGAGGCTAAATTGTGCATAGCCCCGGGCCGTGGAGGCGGTCCATTCCCAGCACCCGGTTTTCGTGTCAGCCAGGCACCTCACGGCAAGGCGCTCGGCCACGTCGAATGGCGCGGATCGGGGTTCAGCAAGCCCGGGATCGGAATGTTTTCTAATCACGATTTCCTCGCCGCCAGGTCCGAGTCCATTACCTTGCTCACACGGTCCTCTTAGGGTTGGCCCTGGCCGTCAGCCCGAAGCTAATGTCCTCGACGTCCGTCAGGCCCCGAGTGACTTTGTGGATGTGGATCTCCATGTACCCGACCACCTCCCACGTGCCATCGGGATGCTGCCGTTCGACGTCCTGAAGACGGTGTGGAACGCTCGTCCCATCCGCATACGATTCGGTGCTGTCCTTAGCCGCGCCAAAACGGTAGATGTCGCTCATGATTTCCTCGCAATCAGGACCGAGTCCATCCAGGTCGGGTCGCCCGACGTCGTGACGTCAACGGCCGTCAGTCCCGCCCACTTGCAGAGGGCCCGCATGCCAGCATCCAAAATTCTCCAACAATCGATCGGGTGCTTATGTTCCGGCCCCGTCGATGGAGCGATCAGAATGGCCGTCCCGCCCGGTTTCAGCACCCGCCCGATCTCCCAGGCCACCCGCCAGACAAACTCCGTGTGCTCAAGGCAGCTCCCGCTGATGACCAGGTCGTAGAACCCGCTCTCAACCTCTTTCCAGTCGTGTGGGTCCTTGACCACGATCCCGACCTCGTCCCCACCCCTGATGTCCAGGCCCGTCCACTTCCAGGGCGGCTGGATAAGGGGCTTGTAACCGCTCCCCAGGGCTCCGACCTCAAGGACCTCGAGAACCTCGTTTCTGCGGCCCCCCAGGTGCGCCTGGAGGGCCTTCTGCATGGCCTCATAGGCTGCGGCGTGGATAAGAGACCTCCTATGACCCTTCGGCGACGGCTCGCGGGCCGCGCGCCTCTTCAGCCTCAGGAATCGGCGTGTCCCGGATGACCTGTTCATAAGCGTCGAGCCACCGGTGGATCTCCTTGTCCAGGTTCCGGTGCTCGCGGACCCAGTCGTGGGCGCGATCGCCCAGTCTCTTCCGGAGCTCGACGTCCTTCACCAGCGCGTCGAGTTTCTCCGTGAACTCCTCCTCGGTCGCGTACGTCAGGGCGTTCTCGCCGTCCACGCAGTTGGAGTAGGGATCGGTGCCTGCCTGGATCAGGGAGGGCCATCTGAGCGCCGAATACTCGAGCCACTTGATGTCGCTGTTATGCGAGACGAAACCGTTGGCGAAATAACAGCTGCCGTCCGGAACATTCAGATCGTGTACTGCCGCGATGCCGGGTTGGAGATGCACGATCTCGTCGCTCAACTTGTTCGGCCGGAACCGGTTGCTGTGAGCCTTTGCGATCAAGCGGATCATCTCGTCTCTTTTCCGGCTCGAAATGAATCCGATGCTTGTACCGAATCCGTCGGCTGCTTCCCTGCTGAGCCCCAGATACCAGTAGGTCTTCCTGTACACCCTGTTGAAACTGGAGCAGACGTCAGAGAGGATCCCGAAACCGAGGAGGAGGATCTGGACCTCCCTCATCAGGATCTCGCTCTTGGATGAGAGCCGTATGCAGCTCGATTTGTAAGACACATGCCCGTCTGCCTCGAACAAACCCGACAAAAATGCTGCAACGACCGGCTTTGGGCTGCGCCAAATCGCCTCCGGTACGCGCAGCTTCTTATATCTGCCCAGGCCCTCTGCCATCCCCAGACGCTCAGTTAGGAGCCAGACCAGGTTCCGGCTCCTGAAGGAGACGTTTGTGCACCTCCTGATCGGGTGTCTCTGCTCGACGGGCCGGAGACCAACCGACCGCCCGAAGCGCATCAGCCAGTCGATCACGCCTCGGTCCTGGGCATCGCAGGAGACCCCGACACAAAGTCTGCTGTTGAAGCAGCCATCGCCGAGCATTAAGCCGAGAAAGCGCGCCCAATCCGTGCCGATGGTGATTTTTGGCAGGAGGGCCTCGTCCAAGTCTCCCAGCGTGATCGTGTCGAGTTTCTTGGTGAGAAGGAGCGGCCCGGTCACCGTATACTGCGGAACCTCGGCAAATTCAAAGAACGACAGGTCCACATGGTCCCCGCGAGTCAGGGACTGCATTTCGACGAATCGACCTTGAGAGCGAATCCGATGCTGTGGCGTGGCTTCGATCTCGTAACCGCGCCTCGTCCGCACTCTGATTGTCGGCGCCTCTGCGTAGCGGACGATGTCGGCGATTGGTTTGAACGCCAGCTCCTGCCAGACCTTACCGTCTGGATTAAGGCTCACATCCGCGATCCGCTTGACCCCGCGTTGCGTCACGACCCGTGTATCCCCAACGACGCACTTGAACTGGTTGAACCTGGTCTCAGGCAGGTGGTGAGGAGCCAGCGGCACGAGACCGATGTCGAGGCCGGCGGCTGCCAGTCTCCAGGGGAACGCAGCGACGTGGACCCAGCCGAGCTCCTCGACCTTGTTCATGTCGATGCCCTTGAACGGGCCCTTATAGAAGTGGCCGAGGTTTACAAACCGCACATCGTGGGTGTTGACGTACTTCGTGAGCGCCGGACCGATTGTGCTGACGTCGTGCCAGTGATTGTCACCACCGTGGTAACCGATGCGGATAGGACCAGGCTTCCTGATGTACAGGTCCGCCGGCGCCTTGTAGTAGTCGAAGTCGATGCAGTTGGGCAGCGTGTATACCGAGCGGTTGAGGGTCCGGAAGTAGGAAGCCAGGGATTCGGTCGTGGTCGTCATGGCGTCGGACAGGCTCATGATCTCGAGCTGCCGCTGCCGGTTCTGCCGGTTGAGCTCCAGGTCGAAACCGTGCTCGCCGTCGCGCCAGAGCCAGATCTCCTCGCCGTCCTTCATCCGGATCTGGACCTCCACGGTCCCGAGCGAGCGGTAGGCCTGGGCGTAAGGGCTGAGGTAGACCGGATGGTCGTCATACTCGTAAATGAGCGGGAAACCGCGCGCCGGCCCCAGCGCCGCCATCCGCTTCACAGACTCGTTGAAGAACCCCTGCCAGACCGCCAGGTCGGCCCGGCTCATGAGCTGGGTGAGCTCCTCCTGGGGCGTCTGGGCGTGGAAGATGTGGATGTTGGCGAGCTTCTTGGCGGCCAGTTTGGCGGCCGGGAGCTCGATCCTCCACCAGCTGATGCCGGCGTCCTTGCCGGCCGGGAAGAAGGCCAGGTTCCTGCGCTCCGAGTGCAACGGCCCGAACTCCCGCTGGATCGGGATGCCCAAGACCTTCTCAAGCCGGCCGTTGAAGATCCACTTGTCCCGCAGGACCGCCAGGTTGGCCATCACGGAGTGCTTAGCGGTCTTGCGCATGTCCAGCGACTGGCCCTCCAGGTGAATGGCGGTCGCCTCGTGCGTGACGTAGCAGCGGAACCCGGCTTCCCTGGCCCTCAGGCAGAAATCCACGTCCTCGTAGTTGAAGTAGTAGTCCGTGTCCAGCCCGCCCAGCTTGTCCCAAAGATCCTTGCGGATCAGGGCGCAGGCGAAGGTCACGCTGTCGAAGTAACCGCTTCTCTGAGAGGGTTCGTACTCCGGCCCGTCTGGCTTGCTCCAGCCGAGGTGCCGGGGGACACCGTAAGCGTTGAAGATGACCCCGAGGTGCTGGATGGTCCGCTCCGGGAACAGGAGCTTGGCGCCGACGATCCCGACTTCAGGCTTCTCGTCCAGGACCTGGATCATCTTGTCGAGGCACCCAGGCTCGACCAGGACGTCGTTGTTCAGGAGCCAGACGTACTTGGCGTTCGCCTTGGCGACGCCCAGGTTGTTCAGGGAGGAGTACGACTGCGGCTCGGGGGCGTGGATATACAACCACTCGTTTCGGTTTTTAGCTTGGTCGCTACGGATCCAGTCCCCGACCTCCGTCGTGTCGTGCTCGACGATGATGAGCTCGACGGCCCGGTGGCCGCAGGTCCTGCCGACGGTCGAGAGGCACTGCTTGAGCAGATCGAGTTTGCCGCGGGTCGGGATGACCAGCGAGACTTCAGGGGCGGGCAAAGTTACCTCCAGGCGAAGTACTGAACGGTCTGAGCGGTCGCGTCCGTGGTCGCCGTCCTGATGTTCGAGCCGGTAACCTGGAAGCCGCCGGCGATCCCCACCGCTCCGCTGAGCACGACCGTCACGTCGGCCGCCGCCCAGGCCTGCGGCATGCAGATGACGTTGAACGCGGTTGTCATGCCGACGACCGCGGCCGAGGCTGTGCCCGTGGTGAACGTGGTGATCGACGGCAAGTCGATGCTCGCCGTGCCGTGCAGGATCTGCACGATCGGGGTTGCGTCCGTGGCCTCGATGCCGCCGACGAGAAGCCGCCCAGTACCAGGCGCAGCGCTCTCGCCGATGACCAGGTCGGTCTTGATGATGTCCATTACCGGATCTCCTCTTTGAGCTTCTCCAGCTCGAAGGTCACGTTCCTGACTCCAATCGGATTGGGCTCGGAGGTCACCACGTAGTGCGTGGCCCAAGAGCCCCGTTTGAGACTCGGGTAGAGCCCCGCCTCGCCGAACCCGTCCCTGAAATAGAGGGTGGTGTTTTCGTTCCAGAACCCGACGTGGGTCGGGTCCTGGGCCCACCCTCGACCGTCGGTGGACGGGATCTTCGCTGTCAGAGTCCCCCCCACTTTCAAAACCCTATTCGCTTCATTCATGAAATGAAAGACACCGTAAGTCCGTTTGGGCACTTCAATCGCCGTGATCAGGACGCCGATCGCCTTGACGGCGTTGACCGCCCAGTTCACGCACTTCTCGTCCGAATAACACTCGTCGAGCAGGCGCTTGGCCGTGCTCAGGCGCAACGGATCCGGCTCCTCGTACCACTGGCGGAGGTGCTCCGGAAAGTCGTTGCAGTAGATCGCCTCAACGCTTCCGTCCTCGAAAGGCCAGGACCTCTCGAGATCGGCGACGACGTCAACCCCCGGGTAGTGCTCCAGATCGACATTCAGATACCCCGCCATCGGGTGCCTGTGAGACCCCAAATTCAGCTTGAGTGGCTGGGACAACAAGTTTCTTCTCCTTGGTGCCAGGCATGTATTTCTCGAGCTCGCCGCGCAGGATGCTGGCGGGCACCGTGGTCCACTGCGGGTTCCTGAGGGCCTCGTGGAGCGTGTTGGCCGTGCTGTTCCAGTAGTCCGGGTCCATGACCTCGACCTGCCGGCGCAGGACGTACCAGAGCGGCGGCGAGAAGAACCGCAACCACTTCGCCTGGCCGTGAGAGGGCGGGCTGACCCTGTACTTCGCCTGCATGGCAATCTCGCAGGTCCTCCTGGCCTCCGCGCAGCTCGCCGCGATGACCAAGGAGCCGCGGCCCTCGGTGATGACCCCCTCGAAGTCGGTCCAGTTGTCATCGTCGAAAATCTTCTCGAGATGGCCTCCGGGCATGTTGTCTCGCAGGATGGACGTCTGGTACTGGCCCTCCGAGGTCTCTGTGAGCCACCTGCGGACGTCGGCCCGGAGCTTTCTGTAAGACGGTGACTGATTCTCGGTTGCCATGTCAGAAAAAGAGTCCCCGGGCTGCCACGCCCGTATCCTGTGAAGCCCGGGGACCGGAAAGCCGACCGATTAGTTGGCCGGGAAGTTGTTGGCGAAGGTGCCCGCCGCGTGACCCGTTACAAACGCATTGGCCGACGGGTGCAGGCAGATGAGGGTCCACTCGCCCTCGATCATGGCCCGCTCGCTCGAGCCGATCTTGGAGATCGGGATGTTCCTGGGTGGTCTCAGGAATCCGATCAGCCACTTGTCGGACTGGAGCACGAGAGTCCGGCGCTGGTTGTTCACCGGCCCGACTGCGGCCGTGTGGAACCAGCGGTGTGGCAGGACCTTTACGTTGCCGAAATCCGACATGTAAAAGTCCACCACGTTGACCAGAGTGTTCTCGGTGAGCGGGATGTTCCTCCGGGAGTTCGCCGAGCCGGCAAAGTTGGAGGAGATCTGGTTCTTCTGCGTGGCCGTGCAGACGACGTAATCGCACAGCCCGCCGGAGACCCAGACCCCCTGGAGGACCGAGTTGAGGTCGGCCTCCTGGAGGTTGTTCGCCGTGTTGGTCGCGGAGTTCGAGATGCTCGCTGTCAGAGAGGAGAAGCCGTCCAGCCAGCGGAAGATGCCGCGCGCACAGCGCGTGGACGCGGCGGACGCCGTGTTCGAGTTGACGATCTCGTACTCGACGTCCCTCTTCCACTGTTTGAGAGCCTTCCCCAACTGATAACGGAGCTCGTCTCGGATGCCCGCGGGGTTAACCGCCCGCTGCGTGTCGGAGATCTCGTATCCACCGCGTGAAATCTGGGTGTAGTTCAACAGCCGGGTACGGTTGGTGAGTGTCGTATCGGCCGATGAAAACGCCGCACCCTCAGCGGTGGCGTTCGAGGTCGCCTGGTTCAGCAGGTCAGTCAGCCATTCGGTCTGGACGTTGCTGACTTTCGTCTTTCGGAACATCGTAAACAACGGCGTGTCAACGGGGCTCAAAATCGTGATGATATCGAGCAGGTCTTCTCTGTTCGACGCCCCGATGAACGAGTTGTTCGCAACGCCCAGGTTGTACGTAGTTGTGGGCATTAGAGTCCCCTGTTAACGAATGGGGATGTCTTCGCCAAAGCCGCGCTCCTTGAGGATGTCCGTAATCGCCCCCATCTCGTCCACGCTGTCCGATCGGGACTTCCACAGCCTGTTGAAGTTGGGGGTGTTGGACCATCCGCCATTGGGCGAGGTCTCCACGCGCCTCACTGCGGTGCCACCAGGCAAAGAGCCGGTCTGGGCCGGGGCGGCTCCTGGAGCCGGTGTCCCGTTGCCTCCCAGAAGCTGGGTGATCTCCTGGTGGTACGCCTTGGCCCTGTAGGCCTCCTCGCGGTCGCGTGCGCGATCGACCAGAAGCGTGAGGGCGCGGTCCTGGGGCAGCGCATCGTAGAGGTCTCTGTCCTTCGCGTACACTTCGTCCATGAAGGGCTTGAGCCGGTCGATGTCCTTCTGCATATCGGACCGCAGGCGATCAAACTGCTGCTGCTCGACGAAACGCCTTTGGGCCTCGTTGTAGGCGCTCAGGTGCGTGCCCACAACTTCGTTCACGAGGCTGCGGATGTTCGCGGCGGGGTTCTTGAAGAACGCCTCCGCGTCCTCCTCGGGCGCGACCGCGGCAGGCGGACGGGGCGGAGCGGTGTTCGGAGCCTGGGCGTATCTCTGGGGAAGCTCAGTCCTGAGACTCTGGATCTCTCCCCTGAGGGCCTGGATCTCCGCGGACCGCATCTGCTCGGAGCGCGTGCGCGCGGCGTCGGTGTGGATATAGGCCTTGGCGAGCTCCTCCGTACTGGAGTACTTCTCCATCACCCGGCGGATACGCTCCGACAGGTCGTCCGGAGGCTTCTGTGGGCTCGTCGGCGCCATTCCAGGCGCCTGAAGTGGCCGAATCGGCGTCTCCGGTTGACCCGGGACCGGCTGCGGCTGAACAGGCTGCTGGTCGAGCCCCATACCCCGTGCGAGCGCATCGACCTCCGCTTGCATGGCAGCCTGCACGGCCGGGTTGTCCTCCGGCCGCTTGGTGGACGTGAGGAGCTGATGACCGGAATCAGTGAGCGCCTGAGTGAAAGACTCTGGAGGTATTCCCTGATTTCCGTTCTCGACTCGCGCCACGCCCCCCTGTGGAAATTCGGGAAGCTGGTCAAAACCCATTGACGTACCCTCGTGCCGTATCCGGCGGTGCCGGGGGCGACTGGGTGAAAGAGAAAAAGACCGCCCAGCCATCTGCGCAGCCAGGCGGCCCGTACTCGAGTACTTATCCCAGCGTCCTGGGGTCCGAACGTCTTACAGGCGGGGCGGTCTAATCGCTAGACTGCCGTCACGCCCGAAAAAATCCTTGTAGTCCTCCCACAAGCGCTTGTCGCGCTCTGTGGTCTTGGCCTCGAGCCGCCGGCGCTCCTCGAGCACCTCGAGCATCTCGGCTGTGGTCTCCCCGTCCAGCTCCTCGTCCTCCCAGCCGATCACCGCGGCTCCAGGAAATCGATCGCCGTGATCTTCCTGTGGACCTCGTGCTTGTAGGCCGAGCGCATCTCCTTGGCGCGATCCACGCCGACCACGTTCTCGGTGAACGGCAGGAGCGCGCACCGGAACCAGACCGAAACGACCTTTCCCTCCGGGTCCACTTCCACGTTCACCTCTCCGGTCCGGTGGATCGTGCCGCCGTCGCCGTAGTGCCGGATGCGGCCCGGGAAGAGCGCCCGCCATGCGAGGGCCAGACGATGTTCGACAAGCCTGAGCCACCCCGTGATCCCCATGGTCATCCCGTAACGACGATCTCACTAACCAGCCGACCCTTCAGCCAAGCACATTCAAGAACCGCGTTCAGGGCCTTCTCGACCTTGCAGCGGCAGGCGATGCAGCTGCGCCTACAGGTCCTTCGCTGCCTGCCACGGCCGACAGGACGCTTGAGCTGGTCATGCCCAAGCAGCCCCACTCCGCCGTTGATCCGGACGGTCCCGAAGTCGCTCTCGTAAACGTCCACGGTCTGCATGCTCACCCCGTGCTGTAGTAGAAGGCGATGTGGCCCTTCAGCGTGCCCGCGCTGGTCGTAACCTGGAAGCCGTCGCCGATGGCGCTCTGCATCGCAGGCGCGTCGCTGGTGCCCGAGTACTGCGCGCCGAGCGTTACGGCCGGCACGTCCAGAGATCCGAGGGTGACGCCCCCGCCGATGTTGGCGAAGGTCACCGTGGTCGCGGCCGAACCAGTGAAGTTGTAGCCGGTGACAACCACGCGCTGGTTGGTCAGGGCCGGCGCAATGGTCGCGGTCGCGGCCGTGCTGACGGCTACCGTGTTGACTGGTCCCTTGGCCATGTCCTTACCTCACTGAGCCGCGTCATAGTGGATCCCCAGGTCGGCACCCTCTTCTTTACCTTCGCCGTCCGCGTGCTCTTCCTCCTGGATCTGCTTCCAGGCCTCCTGCAGGCTCGTGTCGATGTCGAGCATCTCCTTGAACGCCTGGCACCGGCCGATGCACCGTTCCCGCTCCCGGTCGTCGATCACCGTTCCGAGAATCAGGCCGCGGCCTTCCTGCTCGAGGCGGGCCATGATTCGATTCCTCCTGAGCTCCCATCCCGGGTGACCCATGAGACCGACTTCCTGCCTGAGCGAATCGACGTTGTCGTCTGTCATTGTTTCCCCACGTACCTGTTCTGACCTGGCTGCGTTCCGACACCGGCCTGGCGCAGGAACGGCTGAACCGAGCCGCGCTGCCCGGGAGGCGTCGGCCCCGGGGGCCCAGGTCCTGGTGGGCCCCCGGGGCCGGCCGGGGGCGCCATACCAGGACCTGTGCCCATCCCCACGGCGTCCGGCTGGACCACGCCGGCGATCCGCGGGAAGTACCTGTCCGGGTCCGAGCCGAACACTCTGAGAGCGTCCTTGGCGTACTCGACGACGTTGAATCCGGCCCCCAGGATCATCGGGAACATCGGCGCGATGATGCTGTTGAGCTGGGAGAACTCCAGGCGCCGGGACTGGCGGTTCATGCCTTCGAGGGCCCCCTGGGCCGTGTAGATAAACTTCTCATCGTCCTGTGGGCTCAGGTCGCCGGGCTGCAGTTGGATCTCGGCAAAGTCGTCCGGGTCCATCGGATTGACCACGCTCATGTACTGCGGCAGCGGCAGGTACTGCCGGTCCAGCGCCAGGATGAAGTAGACCAGCCCGGGGGCGTCCCGGGTGGCCCCGAAGAACTGGTTGGCCTGCGTCGCCAGCTCGAAGCTGAGCCTGGTAGTAGCGCTCTGGCTCTTGAGCTGCTGCTCTCCCAGCGTCCGGACCGGTCCGCCCGGCGCTCCGATCAGCGTTTCGTTGACGGCGGAGGCCTCCTGGATGAGCGTGAAGATCTGCTGCTGCTCCTGGTAGCTGGAGCTGGTCACGTCCCCCAGCTGGAAGCGCTGCACCACCTGAGTCGGCGGGCCCATGCACTCGACCACGCCCCAGGGCTGCGAGGTCAGACGCCTCTTCCAGCCGGCAGGCATGCGCGAGCCGTCTACCCCGATGATCCCGTTGATGGCGGCCTTCACGTTGTCGATCCGCATGTTCATGATCTCGTTGCCGACGTAGATCAAGTGCTCGATGGGCTCGACCTTGCCGGTGCCGTAGAAGTCATAGGCGTTCGGGATGGAATCCATCTCGATGTAGGACTTCATCCCGTGATCCCAGGGAAGCGCCTGGTTGATCCCGACGACCTTCTTGTTGGCGACCGCCAGGACCCTCTTCTTCGGATCCAGGCCGGCCTGAACCTCGATCTCGGCCAACTGCGGGTCGATCAGCTCGTCGGGCACGACCCCCTGGTACTCAACGATCTCCACGGTCCGGTCGAAGAGGTCTCTGAACCTGTCTGTGTCGTCGTACTTGTCCATGAACAGGCGTCGCGCCTTGTACTCGCTTATGTCCTGGTCCTGGGTATCGCGGATCTCGTCCACGGACTGCCCGCCGAGCTCCGGGCCCCAGAGGTTGGTCTGCTCGAGCTGTCTCAACTCGTCGATGGTCAGGTAGTACCGGCGGTGGCACCAACGCATCCCGCCTCTGCCGTTGATCCGCTTGTACCCGGGCTGCGGGAAGAAGTCGGTCAAGTCCATCATTTCCGTGCGGATTTTGTAGGCCCGCTCCTGCGTGGTCTTCCACTGCATCCTGGCGATCGGGCCGTAAGTCGTCGGCAGGTTCACGGCGCTGCGATAGCGCAGGATCTTCTGGTCCCAGTCCGGCGCCACCAGGGCGATCGACTTGCCGTACCGCTCCGAGACCCGGAGCATGTCCGCGCCGAGATTCAGGACGTTGACGTCACCCAGGAAATGCCAGTCCAGGAGGGCCTCACGATGGTCGGCGACGGTCTCGAGACCGGCCTGCCTGGCGGTCACGGTCACGAACGGCCGGCTGCCCAGGAGGGCCAGGAATTTGATAGCCGCGGACTGCTCGGCGACCGACAAGGCGTAGGGCAAGTAGGCGTTGGCCTTCCAATCGAAGGCCTTCCGCTTGGAGATCATGGAGAGGATTTTTTCGTAGCGGTAGAAGCGCTCGAACCTGGCGCGGACGTGCGTCTCGGATTGGTTGAAGCGCTCCGTGACGACCCTGGCGATCTTCTCGAACAGGGTCCCGGCGAGCGGGAACGTCTGCTGGCTGGTCCCGAATCGGACTGAGGCGTCGCCCTGCGGTCCAGCATCGAGCTCGGCCATCAGGCAACCTCAGGCTGGACTTCTGGCTGGACCTCGGGCTGCTGGTCGATTTTCTTGACGCCGATACGCGCCCCGCACTTGGGGCACTCGGTGAAGACGTCGGACTCCCACTCAGCGCCGCAGCGGCCCTTGCCGAACGGGTTCCGGTTGCAGACAAGCCTGAAGCGCTTTTTGGCTGGTTCGGATGGGGCGTCTAGAGGAACGATGTCAGAGACGTTGGCGACACCACGCAGGAACGAGAGCTCGCGCGCGAGGATGTTGCGCGCGACGCCGCGCTTACGGACATCCCAATCACAGTCCCACTCGAGCTTGACTCGACCCAATTCTCATCGCCGTCCTGCAGATGCTGTGGGCGCCCCGTCGGGCGGATTCACTACCAAAGGTCTGTTTGGCCGGAGCCGCGAACCGGAGGGTGCAAATAGGGGCGCAGGCGACGGCGGTCTGGATTCTCTTCCTTGAATTTTGCTTCCGCGGCCACCGCGGCTTCGTACTGCGTGCGCTTCTTGTCAGAGTAAGGCGCCATGGCCTGCATTACCTTGAGGGCCTCCGCCCCAAAAAGCTGATACCTGAACGGTGTCTGCTTGCCTTTCTTGGCGATCTTGCAGCGGTAGAATGGGTGCCGCCGCACTCCTACGATGTTTTCCACGACCTCCCGTAACCAGAACAAAGAGTCTGGCGGCTGTCCATCGGGCGAACTTTGGCCTATGTCAAACCTGAAACCACCAGCCGTTCCGGACCAGCGCCCGCCACCGCTGCTCCATTTCATCGGTCGGAACGCGAAGTTTCCCTCACCCTCGTTAAATCCCGCAGCTCCCTCTAATCCCCATGGATTTGGGCGACCGGCTCGGTTCTTGGTTATCAGGTCAGGCATACTCACTCCCTGATGTAGTCCTCGAGCTCGCGGATCAGGCCCTTGATCTCCTTGCGGGCCTCCTCCTGCGACTGCAGCTTCTGCCGGAGTTCCTTGACCAGATCGGTCAGTGTTCTCGGTTCGGTTGCTCCCACGCACTGGCAGTGCCAGCAGTAGGCGTGCGGCATGAAGGGGGCCGCCGGCGGCCAGAACGCTGTCCCGGTGGTGGTGTTACCCCAGTCGGTGATTGCCAGGCTCATGTTCGCGTTCGTCGATCCGGTAAAGTCACCGGCCATCAGCCTTTCACCCGGCCCAGCCTCGGATTGTGCTCGTGGGCTGCCTTGCTGGCGTGCCTCGTGCTCGAGGCCAGAACGGCGCCGGCGTCGTGGATCCCGGGCTCGTGGGCGATCTTCTCTTCGACCGCGGCAAATCCGGGATGGCGCAGATCATTGTGACAGGCCGGACAGTCCCCCTCGGCCGTGTATCCCCGTTCCTGGTGGGTGTGCTCCTTGCCGAGGTCCATCTAGTCGCCCTTTCTGGTGCTGGGGGTGAACGTCGCGTGATCTGGAGGGGCGCCCGCCTCGCCGGCCGGGCTGAACTGCCCGGGCTGGTAGGACTCCTGCGGCTGATTCATCGGCGTTAGGAGCGGGTCGTGATGCACCTTGGCGGCGGGCGGAGGAACGGGCGGATGGACCCCTGGCGCCGGGTGGTGGCGCTGATGCTTGTGCTTCCTCACTTTTTGCCCTTCCTTTCCGGTAGCCCGCCGACCTTACGGCCGTGGTCGGCTGCAACGAACTCCTGACCGACGCTCTTGGGGATTCCCAGGTTGGACCGGCCCTCGGCGGCAGCGTGCATCGCGCGGTTCTGGGCCTTGGAGACCGACGGGTCGATTGCCTCGGAGGCCCCAGATAGCGGTTCAATCTTGCCAGGGGGCATCTCTTCGATGGAGTGCATCGACACGTTGCCCAGGGACATCTTGTTGCCCCACTCGTCCGCGGGCCAGCCGAGGTCGATCCGCTTCACGTCTCCCAGGAAATCCTGGTCCAGGTTCTCGAGCTCGGCGCCGGTGATTCCAGTGCCGTGCTGGAACGGCTTGCCCTTCAGGTCGTCCACGTCAGCTCACCGGCCGGTTGAAGGGCCCGGGGTAACGCGGCTGGTTCGGTTCGTTCCCACCCGGGCTGCGATCCCCCATGTCAACATCACCGTTCGGGCCCACCGTGGTTCCCAGCGCCGGCCCCAGGAGCGAGGCATCCTCGGCGCCGTGTGGATAGCTGCCGAAACTCCCGGTGGCGTTGGTGTACTCGCCCTCGGTCGTGTTCCCGGTCGGCTCGGATCCGGGCGCGCCGCCGGGAATCGCCTTCTCTCCGGCCGACCCGTCCGCCTCGACCGGCTCAGCCTCGTAGCCGCCTTGGGCCGGGTAGTACTTTGCCGTGCAGGCCGGAACTTTGCTCTCTTTACTCGGGCCGGCCGCCATCTTGTCTCCGTCGCTCATGGCCATGGATCAGGTCTCCAGGGGGCGCAGCTCGGCCCCACATCGGATACTTTGACTACAACCGGGGAGTCATTACAAGCCACTCTTGGGCCTGCGGGTTATACGGCCCGGGTGGCGCTGCTTCGGCGTCCGGCAGCCACCGCACGGCTGTCTGGGTCCGCGACCACCTGGCCGCCTTAGGAACCCTCGGCCGTTACAGGAGCCGCAGACGTACGTCCATTTCCGTCGCAGGCCGGGCATCGGATCAACCGTTGCATCCCATCCACCAGGTGATCAAGCCAGCCAGTCCCGGCGCAGCGCAGGCAGATACCATCGCCAGGACGATACGGTCCCTTCGGCCCGAGCTTGAGCGGCTCAGTGGAATCGGAGGTCATCCTGGTTTCCCGGGCCCCACGGATTGTCTCGCCACGCAGCGTCCTTCCAGTAGGGCTCGCCCTCCAAAAACTCGTCCTCGACCATGGCCGCGCGCGAGGGCTTCAGCCAGTCAATCGCGTACTGCAGGGCGTCGAACAAATGGTCAAAAGTCCCGTCCTTATGCGGCCGCTGCTTCTCGGCGCGGCCCAGCTGCGACTCTGGGTAGGCGTAGCCGCCCAGGAATCCCTTGACAATCAGCTGCATCTCGGACTGCGGACCGGTCGAGACCAGCAGACCCGGTGTCCCGTCACTGCGGGGCAGAAGCAGAGCTCGGACCTGTTCTATCAGATCAAGTTTGCGCCCGGTAGTCACCTTGCTGTGCAGCGTGATCCCAAAGGTGGCGAGGGTCTGGCGGACTGTTTCGCCCTGGGTGTTGTGGGCTTCGCTCGCCGGATCGCCGAAGTCCTGGACGTCGGCGGCAACGATCTGCTTGATCCGGGCGAGGTGCGCCCCGGGAATCTCGTGCCCCTCGAGGTCGTACAGCGGAATCTCAACTGCGGTCTGGCCCTTAGTCGTTGGGTCGTACTGACCGAGATGCAGCAGAGTGCGTTTCTGGACTTCCCGGACGTGGTCCTCGAGGGGCACGCGCTTGAAGAACACACAGTCGAAAATCACCACCTGGCCCTTGTGGTTGATCTGCAGGAACACGGTGGCCTGGCCGTTGTAGCTGGAGTCCCAGCCCCTGAAGATCGGCAGCTTCGGGTTGACTTTATAGCTCTCTGAGAGGCAGTGCAAGTCCTTGCGGAACTCTCCAAAGACCGGCTCGCCGGGCTGCAACGAGAAGTCCAGCTCGTTCTCGCGGCGGTACAGGTTGATGTCGGTGTAGCCGGCGCGGGCGAGGCTCTGGTGCTCCGGCGTTCTCTTCTCGGGGTCGGCGGTGTAGTGGAGTGCCAGGAGCTGCATGCCTTTGGTATTCTGGTAGCCGTGCAGCCCGTCCAGCGCCTGCGGCCACTTCTCCCAGCCGTCCCACTTCAGGCGGTCGTCGGCCTGCGAGTAGCAGAACTCGTGACCGTTCGGGGTGGTGACGCCCCACAGACGTCCGCCGCCCTTGATCGTCGGCAGGGCCGCCGTCCAGGCCTGCTCGCCCTCCGGGTGGAACGCCAGCTCGTCCATGAAGACAAAGGAGGCCGTGAGAGAGCGGATGACGTCGGGTCCCTGCGGAATGGCGATGATGGTCGAGCCGTTGAAGTAGGTCTCGGCCCCCTTGGTCTCCTCGAGCACCCGGGGGCGGACGTGCGGCGGGAGGTTCCGTCGCATGAACCGGATCCGGCCCATCAGCGCCTTGTCGCCCTTGGCCAGGACGTCCTCCTCACGCTTCCCCTGGGCGATGCAGAGCTGGCCCTTCCGGCTTACGGCGGTCCAGAGCAACAGCCAGCAGAACAGCCAGGACAGGAGCATCTGCCTGGATTTCATGAGGAGCCCGACCTGGCTCCGGACGACGATTGAGCTGATGTACTTGAGGTAGTCCTTCGGCGGGAACGGCTTGGTGGTCTCCTCGTCCGACGCCCCGTGCTCGTCCTGGGTCTTGATCCAGCCCTGCTCGATGGCAAACCAGGGATCGGCTTTGAAGCGGCGGAGCTCGAGAAGCTCCCGGGCCATGGCGCGCTCCCGTACCTCTTCAGTAGGTGCGGGAACCGGAGGAGGAGGCGGCTCCTGGAGCGTCGGATTTTTGACGACGGCCAGGAGCAGGCAGCCGCGGCAGAGGCAACCGAGTTTTGCGATCCCGGGACCGAGACCGTGCATCAGTCCTCCTCGACGTCTTTGGCGGGTTCAAGAGCGTTCATCAGAGCCGGCGGCCGGATACCCTTCGTGGCGTAGTCCTCAAGCTCCTGGTCGGTCAGTTTCTCCAGGTGGAGGTGAATCGTCGGGGCGTAGAACTGGGGGCCTTCTTCCTTCTTCTGGTAGTACTGGCCTCCGGCGATCTTCATCAGGACCGGCGTGACCTTGACGTCCACCGGCTTGCCGTCCTGGCCGAGATCTCCCCGCAATTCCGCTACGACGCGCTTCCGGATCAGGTCCTGAATGTCCTTCTCAGTCAGGACTTCGCGCGTCAGCCGGCGGAACAATTTCCCGAGCTGACTGGGTTGGCCAGCGCGGGCCAAGCCCCCGAGGCGGCCGATCTTGGTGCCCGGAAGGAGCCCGCCATGCGGCTGCCGCTGCAGGCCGAGCTCCTTCAGGGCGTGCTTATTCAGATCGCTGTCGCGCATGCAACGGATTTAAGCCCCGCGCCCGTATCCTCTTCAAGACACCCGGCGGCTTATCCAGCTAAAACGACTTCGTTACTTGACAAACGCGAACACGGCGCTTAGATTGCCCAACGAAAGGAGACCCTTGAGCCCGGAGAGCACGCCTTCCCGGAGCGCCGCGGCCTCGATCAGCCTCTTGATCGTCCGTGCGCTCGAGACCGTCTCGAAGCATCACGCCGCCGGTGGACCGATGGGGCCCACGATCTCAGCCGCTCTGGACTGTCGCGAGTGCGTCTCGTTAATCGACTCGGTCCGGGAGCTGGGCGAGGTCATCCTGGGAACCGATCCCCTGGCAGAGGTCAACAAGGTGCTCGACCAGATGGCTCGGGCCGGCGGGAGAATCCACTAGAACGTCAGCTCTCAGAGCACCGGCGCGAGGGCCAGAACATGGACAACGGACTGGAGAGCGATTTCCTGCAGTGGCTCAGGCGGACGCGCAGGCGGGAAAGCGTCATTCACCTGGCCTTGCAAGGACTGACCTCGCTCGGACTCGTCCTGGCGGGCGCCAACGTGCTCGCTGACCATAGTCCTGTGGTCAAGTTCTGGATGGGTTTCCTGTTCGCGCTTAACGCCTACGTGTTTCATAAGAACGGGGCGAGCCACCGTGGACTCATGAGGACGCTGGCCGACGTCGAGCGCATGGAGGTCGAGAGGCTCGAGCGACTCGAAAGGATCAGACGGTGAGCGACGAGGATCAACCGGTCGCCGGCCAGTTCAAGAGAGCGCTCCAGGCCATGGAGGGCTTTGACAGCAAGGACGGCTGTCACCTCTGCAAGGGAGACCCGTGCATCGGTGTTGCGTCTGGGGCCGGGATGGTGCTGGTCCTCTGCCGTGGCTGTGCGACGGTCGTCAGGGAAGTCCTGAACAAGTCCAAAAAGCTGGGGCCGCCCGGGTCGGTCCATAGTCTCAAGGAGCCTTCAGGCGTTCACTGAGGGACCGCAGAAACCAGTTGACGTACCGGTCGTCCTTGTGTAGCATGCAAGCAACCGAGCCAGAGCGCGCGACGGTGATCCTCCTAACGAGAACGCCCTGGCTCACCGCGGCCGGGGGGTTAGCCCTAATCCTCCCGGCCGCTTCAAGTCATCGCCGAGGAGGGTGCACTGCTGGAGGAAGAGACGAGGCCCAGGCGAGAGACATCGAGAAGAAATGTGCAGGGTAGACTGGAACGGTCCCAGCAGCGGGCTCATAACCCGCATGAAGCCGGTTCGACTCCGGTCCCTGCCACCAACTGCGGTGAGGCTGGGCGTATCCCAGCCGAACCTGAGCGCCAGGTGTCGTAGAACCTGGTTCCGTTGAATGGGGCGGAAAACCCGGTCAGAGCCCCAGCCTGATGGTGCGGAAGCGGCGGGGGGCCGCGCATCCTGGACAGGAACGCGGAAACTGACCTAACTCACTGAATGGAGGGACCAGAAATGGCCACGGCAACCGAGGCGCCCAAGGCGCCAGCTGGCAACGGGCCCGTCAACGTCGGCTTTCTGCTGGACAACACCGGGTCGATGATGACCCGGCGGGACGAAGCGATCCAGGGCTTCAACAAGTACGTCAAGGACCTACAGGAGGTGAGCAACGAGGACTACAGGCTGATGCTCGTGACCTTCAACAGCGAGCGGACCAAGATGGTCACCGACGGCCTCGCGCCGGTCCGGCAGGTTCAGCCGCTCTCCCTGGATACCTACGTGCCCGCTGGCTTCACCCCGCTGCTCGACGCGACTGCAGCGATCATCCGGGACCTCGAGTCCAGGGGCGCCTCCAGGCGGACGCTGGTCGTGATCCTGACCGACGGGGAGGAGAACTACTCGAAGGAATATGACTTCAAGGAACTCGGGGAGCTGGTCACCAAGAAACAGGACGTGGACGGCTGGAGCTTCATCTTCCTGGGCGCCGACATGGACGCCTGGCAGATCGGCGCCAGAATGGGCATCTCGATCGCCAACACCGTAGCCTACACGGGCAGCGCCATGGGCCAGACGATCGGCAACCTCAGCGCCGGAACGCAGAACTATGCGAGGGCCACGTCGCCTGGCGGGCAGAGTGTCAACAGCGGCGGCTTCGTGAGCTCGGTCAAGGGCGGGCTGATCGACAAGGACGACCCGAAGTGGAAGGCCGTGATCAACAAGAACAAGGACAAGAAGGCATGAACGTAAAACTGGAGACCCTCAGAAGACTCGAATTTGTGGCGCTCTGGTGGAGACCCCAAATCGCCACTGCCTCGTTCGGAGATCCGTGGACAGCTGGATGCTTGGTCGAGATAGCCCTCAACCTGGAGCCAAACAGGCCGGTCCACATCGCGATGAAAAGAGCCGGCCTCGAGAGGATCTCTGACGACCTCGTGGACGCCTGGGACAATAATCAGCGCGCCAGGGCGCTCCGGATTATCCAGAGGGAGATCGGCAAACTCGTGCATTGACGCGCGGACACCTGAGGAAATACTCCGCCATCTTCGGAAGGGAGGCCGAGGCTACCGTGAGGGTCCAGATCAGGGACCAGAGCCACCCGCTTTGCTCGCGCTGTCTGCATGCCCAGGTCATGCGGGTCAGACACCTCCAGGACAGTGTCGTGCATTGCGGCAAACTGAATAAGTTCCTCAAGGGCGTCGTCCTCGAGTGCAGTGACTTCCACCGGCGCGGCTCCATGACGATCTGGGACATGAGGCAGACCGCCTGGATGATCGATCTCGGCCCCAAGGGCAAGATAGGTTTCGTGCGACCGGGCGACAAACGACACGCCAAAATGGTCCGGGAAATGCCCATTCTTGAGGACGAAGACTGAGGTGCCAATGAGAGGATCCGCACAGTTCAAGGAGGGCTGGTACATCATCCAGCCCAGGCTCGTCGGCATCAGGGGCAACCATGACAGCAGGGCGGAGAGACGCCGACGTGGAGACGTCGGAACGCAGGATTTCTGGTGGGCAGTCCGGGTCTGCCGCGAGTACATGAGCGCCGTCCGAGCCCGCCGGAAGGGCAGCTACGGAGACCCGTGAAGACCCCCCGCGCTGCGTTCGTGGAGGCGATGCGCTACCTTCATCACGCAGTCCTCGGTATCGGTGGCATCTTCCCATCCGTTCACGAGCTACGGACTTGGATGATGCGCCAAGCCGTCGAGGCGTTCGCGGATGCGGAGTGCGACGGAACGCCGGAAGACGATGAGCCGGCTTGCGTGGAACGGGCGCGGATTCATTTTGAGATGAACCCGCCAGGCGTGATAGGTGACGAGTCAACCGCACTGTGGACGGCCAAAATGCGCGAGGAACATGCTGCATGCCGCGCCGCGCTGCTGGAGGAGATCGGAATCGGGCCTGACTGCAAGGCATACCAGGATCGCAAAACGGACTGAGGCGGTGAACGTATATCAGCGTTGGAAATCGGCGTTTCTGTGTTGGCTCAAGGGCCACGATGACGAGGAGCGTTACCTCGGGGGAGGCATGGGAGACTGGAAGTGTCTCCGGTGCGGCCGGATAACCGACGGAGATAACTAGGTGATTCAGCGCCTGCCATATTCGATCTATCGCCGCCTCGCCATTTTATCCATGTGGTGGGGCAAGGTGTGGTGCGCCGTTCTCGGTCACCACCTCCGCTGCCACGATGAGCACGGATTTCACGGATATCGGTGTGACCGCTGCGACCGATGGGAGGCAGAGGCTGATTGACCTGAAGCCTTTCCTTTTCGGCAAGTGCCACCGCTGGACCTATCCGGTCGTCGCGCTCGTCGGCTACTGGGCTTGGTCGGCGCGCGGCTTGCCGTGGTGGGGTGTCGCGGTCTGGTTCCTGGTCGCGAGCGCGGCACACACTTTCATTCTCGACAGGAAGCACCGTGGCTGACCAGAAGACCCCGACGGTGGAGGAATCGCTGAAACCGTGCCCGTTCTGCGGCGGCGAGCCTTACTTAGAGTCGTATGGTCCGGGCGGATTCAGCGGCTCGGTTTACTGCTCCACGGAAGGATGCGCTGCGGATGGCTACAACGCATCGAGCGAAAAGGAGGCCATCGACCGATGGAACAGGAGAACACCTTAAGCGCAACAGCGGCTGAGTTGCGGCGGGCGGCTATCGGTGCCTTAGAGCCGGTCTTGGAGCGATATTGTGAGACCATCCATTGCACGGATGCTGGTCCATCATCGAAGCACACGCACAGTCGTGTTGAGATGGCGATCGCGGCCATCGACGCCCTCGCTGACCGCCTCGAAGCCTCTGAGAGACAGGCCGATGCAGGCTGGACCGGACTAGCGAACATTTACTCTCTCATCGAGGGCGAACCGTGCCACAAATCCGCCGCCCTAGGAATGGCTACTTCGGTTGTCGTCAAACTTAAGCAGCGCCTCGAAGCCGAATCGGCGGCGCGGGTGAAGGCGGAGCAATGCTGCGATGGTTCGCAATGCGACTGCGTCCGGCTGCGAGAACGCGCCGAAAAGGCTGAGCGCGACCGCGACCTGCTGCGCGACAAGTGGAAGCAGATGGAGGCGTACGGCTTCGACTCGCCCAAGGCGGTGTTCGACAGGATCGCAGAACTGGAGCGCAATAACGCAGCCCTAAGAAACGCGGTCGAGAATCTTGTGAACCGCGCGGACACATGTATCGGCCTGACACCTGGACTCATCGACGACCTGCGTAGCGCCCCGCGGGAGGGCCGATTGACCCCCAAGTCCGACAAGGCGCCCGGCTCGTGATCCTCGACTTCGTGAACCGGAACCAGCCCCGCACCGAGCCGACCGGCACAAGCCTCGACTGCCTGGAGTGTCTCGGATACGGCTGCTGGTGCCCGTCGCAGCCGGACAAGTGTCTTGGGTGCGAGATCTGCGAGGCGTGTCGGGGGACGGGAAGGCGACAGGACTCTGAGAGCTAACCGGGCGTTCCACGTAGAACGCCCTCAACCGGAAGGAGGAGACCTTGAACGTCGAGAGATTGGAAAGGGGCGCGAAGTACCTGGAGACCGCGGTCCAACGGATCTATGAGAGGCAGCCGGACCGATTCAACATGACGTTCTGGGGCTCGCAAGGGCCCGGCGATGGGTTTCGTGGCTGCGCCATCGGGTGGTGTACGAACGTGTTCGGCGCCGAGGGACTGACGCTCGACTGTTGCGGCGGGCCGGTCTTTCAGGATGCAACCGGCCAGATAGCCATCGCTGGCCACGCGGTTGCGGCCTTTCTCGAGATCACGCTGGACGACGTCCGCCGGCTCTTCACCGTGGAGGGGTACGATCTGGAATCCAAGATCTCCCCGGATTTCGTGGCCAAGAAGATCAGGGCCTTCATCGCCGAGGGCGCCCCGAAGGCGAGCGTGGACAAGCAGGCGAAGGAGGTCCACGTCCAGGAGCTCGTGGCCGTCTGACGTGAAACGGCTCAAGAACCCCGAGGCCAGGGCCATGACCGCAAGGCTCCTGCGCCTCGGAAGACAGGCCGCCAGGAACCTCGGGGTGAGTCCAAGTTTCTACGGACCGTTCCTGGCGGCCTACTTCTTCGCCCGAATCATGCTGGACAAATCGGCGGACGAGGAAGCCGAGCATGAAGAGGTAACCCACTGAACACCGGCCTCTCGGAACGTGGCAGGGGCAGCGCCTCCGACGAGTGGGAAACACCGCCGTGGCTGTTCCAGGCCCTGGATAGCGAGTTCGGCTTCACGGTTGATGCCGCAGCCTCCGAGAAGAACGCGCTCTGCGACGTCTGGTTCGACAACATCGAGGGTTGCGACCTGAAGGACGGCTGGCCCGAGCAGCGGTTTTTCTGTAACCCGCCGTACTCGAATATCAAGCTGTTCGTGCGGCTTGCGCTCCAGAACCACTGCCTCTGGGTTTTCGTCCTGCCGGCGTTCGTGGACAAGACCTGGTACAGGTGGCTCTGGGAGTCCAAGCGGGTCGAGTTCCGGCCGTTCGCGAACCGGGTCAGGTTCTACCTGAACGGGAAGCCGGCCGGATCCCCGTTCTTTGGAACGGTTATCGCGGTGGTGAGACCGTGACCGACACGAGCTGGAAAGGAGCAGGATGGCGAACTTCAAGATCGAGCCCGAGACAGCCCCTGGGCTTTGCGGAACCTGTCGTCACGCGATCGTGCAGACCACGACGAAGAACCAGACGAAGGTAATCTGCGGCGGGGGTGAGCCGGTCTTCACGGTCGCCGAGCCCCTCGAACGCTGCTCGATGTACCGCAGGAAGGAACGCCCGAACCCGAGTGAGACCTCCTGGCTCAGCGAAATGGCCTGGCAGCCGGTAATCATCGTCGCAAACGGCAAGCGGAACAAGACTTTCATGGATCCAGACGACGATCGGCTGGAACGGGCCGACCGCAACTTTGGGCACGGCTGGGACGGAGTCCCTCGCCTGAAGACCCGATCCACTAGAATCGGAGTGACGAAGCAGTAGCCAGCCGTGAATCGAGAGCGTACCGTTGGTTGGGAGCGAGCCGTCCAGCTCGACTGTACCGAGCTCCTTGAGCGAACCGTGATTCGAGAGAGTACCGTGTATGGTGAGTGAGCCGCCTCCACTGAGGGTGCCGGAACGCCAGAGCGAAGCCGTGAGTACCGAGAGTACCGGCTGAACAGAGCAAGCCGCAGTACAAGAGAGTGCCGACGCACAAGAGCGACGCTTACAAGGAGCTGAATATGAGCCAGACGTTTGCACCAGGACTGCCGGCGGAATCCCAGGGGGTCGTCGCAGAGTACGAAGACAGGTTCGGTGAGACTCGTACAATCCACAAGACACGCCACGGCCTCCAGGTCCTCCGCAACCAGGCAACGGTCTCGGTGGAACTGACGCGGGTTATAGGACCGCTTCTCGGTGTGAAGATTAGGCAAGCCCGCATCGAACGTGGCCTCAGCATGGCCCAGTTGTGTGTGAAAGCCGGCCTGATGTTCGGCCCGACTGCGAAGCACAGGATGTACGAGATCGAGAAGGGCTCGCGGCGATACGGCATCAGGTTCGGAACGCTTTACGCGCTGGCCGCCGCCTTGGGTATGGATCCTGCCGCCCTCTTGCCGTCGAGCGAGGACGTCTTCCGGGCAGCCAAGGTTGTCTGCCGCAGGAAGGTAGCGTTCCAGGTCCAAGAAAGACCCTCGCGATCCGCACGCTAGAAAAAAATTGAGGGACGGCGGTAGATGATAAGCGAACCGACTATCCGGGACCTCCTGCAGTACCTGGACCGCTGCTGTCCCTGCCTCTACGTGAAGAGACTGTCCTCACCCAAACCCTGGGATGGTGAATCAGGAAGGCCAGACGGCTGCTGCCTGGCCTGCTGGGCATCCAAGACGCCCGACGTCCGCGACCTGTTCGACTTCGCGCCTGCCTTCGGACCCCACCCTCCAGACCACGGTCCGGACTGTTACTGGCCTGGACACGCAGCTGTCAAGAATCTCACCGCCATGCTTAAACCGGAGTAACGACGTGGCACAACCCCAGGGTGCTTGGGACCTCTTTCTGATCATCGTAAAGTACGGCGCAGCACTCGTCGTAGGCCTGGGGATAGTCGCCGCGATCATCGTGCTCTTCGCCGTCGTGCTCGACCCGGACCGTGACTCCTGAGGTGACTACCGGTCCGCTCCTGATTGACCTAAGTTACGGCCATGGAGCTCAACGGCCAGTTGAAGGCATGGCTCAACAAGTGGGGACCCTGGCTCGGCCCCAGCACCATCCTCCTCCTCCTCGCCCTGAGCTCCCGCTGGCAGGGTTACACCTGGACCAAAGAAGAACACCAAGCCTTCGCCCAGGCCAACCAGCTGCGCATCGAGGCCCTCGACAAGCGCGTAGACCTGATCGTGGGCTGGATCGACGAACACAAGCAACTCGTCACAGCCCGCACCGCCCAACTGGACGCCCTGGACCGCGACGAAGCCGTGACACGAGAGGCTATCTCCAGCATGAAGCAGGACTTACAGGAAATCAAGGTAGACCTCCGGGAACTCCGCCTCCAGAGAGGAATGAACCCACACTCCTCCAGGTAAGTAATTACCGGCCAAACACAAGAAAACAATAGCCTTTATGCCTCAGTCGAGCATAACCGCCTCACGCGCGAGAAATCTAAAAAAATTCAGGCGTAAACGTTGAGAAGACTACAGTTCTGGCTCGGTAACCAAGCACCTATCAACGTCCCCGGTATCGTCGCCTGCCTCGTCGGCGTCCGCCACTCACACCTCAGCACCAGTACCGGCACCCGGACAATCTGCGACACCGCCCACCATTCCTGGAATGACTGGATGTACTGCTCCCAGAACATGATGCGCAAGGATTACCTCGACTTCCTGAACTGGTCAACCCTCAGCGGACTCGACCAGTCTCGAGCACTCGCGCGATTCGAGGCAACCGCGGTTCAGGCCCTGGAGAGAGCGCGCAGATTGCGGATGTTCTGAGCGCCAAATCGTTCTCCTGAATCAGGTTATAAAAAATACGCCGAGCACCGGAGCCTTCACCAAACCCACCCGGGCCCCGTTCGACGCCCGAACCGGCCTCACCGGGCAGCCAGGTGGGACCGAACCGGTAGCGTGGAATGGGTAGATGGGCACCAATCGGTCACTGGCACCAGTGGCACGGAAAGCCTTCTGTCTGCAAGTGAAGCAAAAGCGGCACTTACCTTGTGCGTCAAGGCGTACAAGCACCGGATTGCCAGTCCGGCACCCTGCGATTTAGGCCGAAATTCGCGTCCCTGCCTCGTCCTTGCTCGCATACCTGTCGGCGGTCAGCGGACCAGACCAGCGCAGCCGCGCGCGCGAGGCCGCTGTCCCGCTACCGGCCGCCCAGGCGTCAATTTTTTGACATCTGCCTGTACCATCTAGTGCAGACGGCCAGACCTCCGCCACGCTGCGCCCACGCT